TGATGAAGCTAAAAGACAAGGAGTTGATGTTGACCTAGCTCTTGCTATTGCTTTTCAAGAAAGTTCTTTTAACCAGAATGCTCAAAATGTAGGTTCAACAGCAGCTGGTGTTATGCAATTATTAGCTCCAACAGCTGAAGAAGTGGGAGTAGATCCTACAAATTTAAATGATAACATTCGTGGTGGAGTTTACTATCTTAAACAACAAGTAGATGAGTTTAATGATCCTTACTTAGCTGCATTAGCTTATAAAGAAGGACCTTCGGTAGCACGTGCTTTTGCAGAAACAAAAGATGCCCGTAACATTCCAATGTCTGGTCTAAAATATATTTCATCTCTTAGAAATAATCTACCTTCTGCACCAGCTATGACTAATCTAACAGGTAATCCTAATTTAGATATAGTTGCTGAAGGACCTTCTGATGCTGAAAACTTTGAACTTGCTACGTATAAAAATGTAAATATGGATAATGTGGTAATGTCATCAGGTCTTGGTGGTTTATTTAATTTACTATCTCCATTCTTAAAACTATCACCACAATACAGAGCAGGTAGTATTAGTTGGGATATTATTCGTAAATTTTTTGCAGGTGCTGTTGAGGGTGGGCTATCTTCTTACGTAGGTGAAGCATATAAAGTAGGTAAACCCGAAAATGCTGATACTGACCTTGCCGCTATGGGAGTAGAGTTTGCTACAGGTGGAATAACTAGCCTTGGGCAAGAAGCTATTAAACGTACTCCTTCTATTATTAACTATATTTTACCTTATGGGTGGACAGGTAAAGTCACTAATGCATGGAAGATGATGTTAGGTGGGGATACAGAAGCAGAGAGACTTCTAAGAAATTGGTCTTTTGGTAAGAAGTCTAGTGTTCTAGGTATGGCTTCACTTGATTTTACGAAAGCAAATGACTTAGCTACAAAGAAATTATTAGCTGAAAAATATGGTATGTCTTTTGGGGATGATGCTGCAACCTCTACAATAAGACAGCTATATAAAAATACTATTAATGAACTATACACTAGTGGAAAAGGTTTTGGTACAAGTGGTCAAGCAGCTTTATTAGAAAAAGAGCTTAATGATGCTTATCAAGAATTAGGTGAAAAATTTATTACTAAAAATGATATTGATAGTATTATGGGTGTAGTCAGATCTCAAGGCACTAAAATAAAAGAAGCTGGAGACTATGCGGACAATCTTTTAAATCTAGCCCAACAAAGTAAAGGTTTTGCTAAAATTGAGAACTTAAGTGGAACTGCTGAAAAGATTCTTAGAAAACATTTAGATGAGTATTTTACTACTTTTACAGGCAAACCCCTTTATAAAATATTAAAAGAAGCAGAAGAAAAAGAATATACAGCTATGGCTCGAGATAGTATTCCAACTCTTTTAGGAAATAAAAATGCAGTTAATGCAGAAAAAATAGATGTTGCTTTAAGAAATCTTGTTAATAGCCCTCAAGGCAAACTTGATTTTAAAAAATCTTTATTTAGCTATTTTCATACTGTTCCTGAAGATCAAATCGTCCAAAGGTTTGATGATATGAAGAATATATTAATAAAATCTAATGCAGTATCAAACGAAGATGTTATGAAATTATTAGCTGGGGTGAATCAAATTAAAAAGGCAGGACCAAAAATACGTGCTGGACTAGTTACAGCATTTAAAGACAGTTTATTAGGTGGAATATCAGCTGAAACTGCTAATTTACAGAGAAAACAACAGCAAACTTTAGAGGATTATTCAGTACCTTCTCTATAACGCATTTTAAGCCCCGTGGTGAGGTTTTTAATGTTTTTAATACCTTACCTTAGGGCTAGTTATAAAAATGCAATACAGGGCGATTGTGAAGGTCAATCTTGGTGATACCAAGCAATTTGTACCCTAACAATGCCAACATCTATCAAAAGATAACCAATGGAGTATTGATCGACATATGCTTCAGTTATCTCTACTCCAAATTGAATTCCACAGATCCAATGTAGGGTAATATCCATTACGACACCTCACAAGTTCCACCTGAACAAGCAACATTATCCTTAGCCTCAGTATTATCATCTTCCTCAATAACCTTAGTTAAGTCAATAGCTTTTAAATGCTTATATAGGCGATTAAAAGTTAATTCATCACAATCCTCAAATGGTGCTTGAACATAAGTTCCACCATCATATGGCAACACAGAGATACCTGTGTAGTGCTGTCTATTTTGCCACATCCAATTACCACATGCTTCCCATTGATGATCTTTCAATGAAATAGTACATGATACATTGTGCATATTATCCCCACGATTATGTCCACCTACAATCCATTCTTTATTAAATCGTTTAACACGTTCTAGAATGTCTCTATAAGGCTCTGTCCTTAAGATAGCACTTTCAGGAGCTTTCTGTGGGAATGACATAACTGCTTCTAAATGGGGTTTGAATTGACAATCTTCTATCAATTCAGGCACAGTATCAATCATGTATTGGTACAAAGGTTCGTTCTTACCCACTCGCATCCTACGGATATAATAGTCGTTATGCCAAGCATGAATGCCACTACTGCTACCAAGAACGAGTGAAGTAGTTCCAGCGGGCTTAACAGTAGTAATCCTAGCAGATTCTTTGATACCAATAAGATTCGCGACACGTTTATTCTCCTCCTGAGCCACATTAGCGGCTTCTTTTAAGTCTAAGTCTAATACTTTACCTGAGGCAATTCCTGTCATACTCACACCAAGTAACGCATCTTCTTCTGATGTCTCTTTCCATACATTACGAAGATAATGGAAATCTGTGTAACCTGCTTGTAGTGTACCAATAAAGGTTGCACATTTAACTCGATCATTTAAGTCTTTTTGGTCTTTTACATCTGATACATTAACCTCAACTAGGTTACAATAGCTATTAGGACGTAAGCTAATTTCTGCACATGGATTTGTCCCAATGTCATAGTCATTTGTCCAGAAGATTCCAGGCTCACCTGATTTAGAATCCTCTACACGTTTCCATAATTCTTTAAACTCTTCTTCCGTGATGTCTTCTCTGTTCAAAACAACTGAGTTATTAGCACGACCACGTTGTGGGTTAAGTTCCCACCATGCTCCACTCTTAGCTGATAGCATATCCATGTCATCCTTATCGAATAGACTAATCAAAGCTGCTCTTCTGATACCACCAGATAACACAGCATCGGCTACATGACAAATCATATCATGCACCTCAATAGGCTGCAATTGTCTACCGATAGCATTGTTTAGCACAGCACGTAACTTATCTAAACAGATTCGTAATGGGTCAGGTCCAGGAGCTTTACCACCTGATGTGATAAGCCTTGAGCCTTTTGGTCTAATATCTCTAAAGTCAAATACTGGATCTGACTTACCTAACGTATAAGCCTTAATTAATACTTTAACTGCATCTGCCCAACCCTCAATACTATCTCCTACCAAAAACCTTCTAGGCTTATCTGTCGGACCAACAATCTCAGGTAATCTCTCTGTGTGTCTTTTTTGGACGCTAAAACCAACACCCGAACCACCAAGAAGATTAAACATGGTTTCGCTAAAGACGGCAGGATGATCGCAAGGGGAAAAAGCACAATTGAACATGCGATTGTTAGACAGATCAATGGGAGTTCCACCAAACTGTAAACTACGCATAGAAGGGAGTACTTTACGAGCAAAAACCATTTGATAAACATCTTTAATCTCCTGTTTAATATTAGGGTATTTACGAATGTGCATTACCATGTTGCGTTCTACGAGTTCATCCCAAGTCTCTCTACGTTTAACTTCGGGGATATACTTTGCGTATTTATTAAAAATAGTTATATCTGATAATATCTTTTGACTTTTGTCCATTTATTCTTCCTCTTCTAATTCGTCTAATTCTAAAGCGTCTAATAAGACCTCTCTTCTTTCGTCTATCTTGTCTTGAAAAGCATAAACAAGTTCTTCTGTTGTTAAATCAAGTAATTCAAGTAAATCTACTTCATTGATTTGTTCTATAACCTTCTCATTAAGTTCTGCTGTTGTTAGTATCATTTTCTAGTTCCTTGAGAAGTTGTAAGAAATGAATAGCCTTGTCTATATCCTGAATACCATTCTTATCTCGCCACCTTACTACATATTTGATGACACATCCTTCAATAAAAGGTATTCCATTCTTATGTATAAATTCAGTAGGTTGAATCTTAAACTTACGATAGTGA